CCAGGTCCCGCGGCGGTCGCGGCCGCGGGCGCGACGAAGCTCACCGCCAGGCTCGCCTGAATCGACCCATCGCTGCTCGTCGTGTCTGTTTCGGCAATACCGAACTCCACGAGACCGTTGGCGCCCACGACGCTTCCCAACAGTGGCCGTGGGACTCCAATGTTCGCTGGTGCCTGCTGGTTTGCCCCCGCCGCCGAGCTGCTCTGCCCATTTGAGTCCAGATACCACGCATCGTCGTGGATCTGCGCCCTGATCGTTGCCGTCCGGTAGTTAGTCGCCGGCGATATCTTGAGAACCCGAAATGACTGACGATTGAAACCCTCTTTTTGATAGGTGACCGTGATCAGGTCGCCGGGCCGGATCCCGAATGCCTGGATACTGGACTCGAACTGAAGATATGTGTTACCCAGCAGCGACTTGTCCAGATTGAACTTCAGGATGCGGGCGGCTTGATCGAAACTCGGCAGCCCGATCGCCATCAGCGTGGCCGTCACTTGCTGGCCGGTGAGGTTTACGTCCTCCGGATCTACAACGGTGCAACTGTCTTGCTGATAACCGTTCAAGTTATCTTGAAAGTCTATGCTGAGTGAGTTCGGCGTGTCTGCGATGCTTCGCGACGAAACCACGACAGTTGGCTCTCCCGCCGAGTTTCGCAGAATTCCGGAAACGCCTGTCGTTCCATCGCCGAACTCGTAAACCGGCCATCCCCCGTTCAGCGATTCGGTGCTGTTGGACGATGGACTCTGCGACGGCTGCTGCAGCCCCATCGAGTTTTCGACATTGACCTGCAGCACGCCTCCGGGACCGTAAGTCAGGTAGAGCCGTGATGCATTGCGAATGCCGCGGATCACATCGCCTGCGCTCCGCCTGTTTTGCAACACCAGGTTGCATCCGAAACGGGGAATGGCAATGGAGTTGCCGTTCAGGTCCGTCGAGTTGATTACCCCGTCGCAATACGCCGCCGCTGGCGCCAGAGTCGAGTAGTCGATCTCTGACGCTTGCCAACCGCTGCGTCGCAGGATGTCGTGTAGGATCCAAACCGGGTTGCTGGTGAGTTCTTGGCTTAGTCGATTTCCTTGAGCGTCATACGTGGGAACTATCAATCCTTGTGCCAGAACCTGGACCGAAGGCAGCGAATTCCCGTCGCTGATTTGATTCGGCACCACCACCGATAGGTACGCCATGCCGCCGTAGGGATCTCCCGCCGGCTGGCCATTGGAGTTCAGAAAGTTGAGATCGAATGCCCCATCTCGTGTCCCCAACGTGGGGACGTTATACCATCCGGTGCCGGTCATGTTGTGTCCGCTCACGCCAAGCGGTATCTGATAACCGTTCACCAGCACGGTCAATACGCCTTGCATTACTCCGACGCCTAACAGCACCTCCATTCGCGTCAGATTGCCGTCGTTGCGTGCAAATACGACCGGCGGATAATACCAGGCCGTTCCGTACACCATCGGCACATAGTCGTTGTAACGCGCCTGGTTCACCACTACGGCTGAACTGGTCCAATCCTTGCCGTAACCCCGTACCGTGATCACCGGCGGGATATATTCAATCCCTCCAAACCGCGTGAACATACCGCGAGCCTGGCAGTCTGTCGAGGCGTACCCGCACGAAGTAAACGGCGCGCCGTTATTCAGGTTCCCGCAACCCCCCGGTAGACCAGCCGAGTAACCGCATGGATAGTAAAGGGAGTAGCTACCCTCTGCGCCACCCTCGATGGCTTCCTGTTGCTGAGCCGCCGTCGCAGGGAATGTCCAAGGGCACAAGCGTTGAATCCGGATTTCGGGCAGGTACACCCGCTGCAAGCTCATCCGATTTGTTGCCGTTACGCGAAGCGTCGCTTCTTTGATTTGGTCCGGAGGGCTACAGATCCCCTGGAACACAACCACGCCGTCCGTCAGCGGCGCGTTGTTGGGCAAATCGTAAAATAGGAAGCTGACTGTGATTGTCGCGCCTCGGAACCCCGTGCTCCGTTCGATCTCCGAGAAGTAGGAATCCGCGTTGGCCAGCAGCAGTGTGATGGTCGGGCTTCCATCCACACCCTGATCCGAAGCGGTCTGAATCTCGAACGCACTGTGCTGCAATACGCGGGCGGCATAAGACGTTGTTCCGATTGTGATCCCGTGCGTGCACCAGTGTTCGGTGTCTCCGTTCGGCAGCACACAGTCGAAGATCACCAGCGGCGTGTCGGTGATCGCGCCTCCCTTCAACTCAGAGACTGTTTGCATAGAGTATGTTCACCGTTGCAGCGTGGTGGTTCACGTCGGTGGATGTCAGCGTGAAAGCGTCGTCCCGGAAACGCGCGCTTGCATAAACCCCGCCCGTCGTTCCGGTTTTGTACGCTGATGGCGCCGGCTGCGCCTCCACCTGCGGTCCAAAGACGTTCACCGTGGCGCCCGCCGACAGTTCGATCCCAAACTCGATCGAGCTTGCCGTTGCATCGCCCGTGCCGGAGATCTGTACGCGGCTCCATCGCGAGTTCAGCGCGGCCTGCGCCGAGTTGCTCCCGAGCTGCAACCGGATCGTCACCGGCTGGCTGCTGAACGCGTATACGCTGAAGCAATAGGTGTAGCAGGCCGGCGCGTTGAGCACCTGCGTAAGTGTCTGCGCCCCTTCGCCGGAGTTTGCCAATCGCCATGCGTTGCGGCCGCCCAGCGAGTCCGGCACGTCGCCCGATAGAGTCAGAAATGGCGCCGCCTGCCAGACCGCGTTCGTCAGATCCTCGCTCCAGGCAAGCAGGTTCGCCACCGGGTCGAGGAACGTGAAGCTGTTCAGCGATCCTTCCATAGCCGTGAAAAACTGCTGAAGCGCGGCTAACTCTGTGTCGCTGAGATTGGCGTACCGCAGTTGCCACCCAACCGTCGCGCCGGCCGGGTCCGCCAGCTTGATCGAGCTCCCGTCCGCCGCCGCATTCACGACCGTGCGCATTCTCCTTTGCTTCACGATCGGAAACTGGCTCATCACCCCGCTTACTAATTGCGGATAGACGCTCACGGCTGCGCCCGATTTTCCTGCACAGTCACCGAGGTGTTACCGCGCATTTCTTCGATCGAAGTTAAGTTCATGGCATCGTCGGCGAAACTGCAATTACTGTAAGTCTGCTTGTCCCATGGGTCCGTGAAGGAAAAGTTCCCGAGACTCCCCTGGTTCGATACCAGGAATTGCTCAAGCGTCGCCATTTCCGTCTCGTCTAACTCGCTCAGGCGAATAACCCACTGGCGCAATGGTCCGGCGCAATCCCGGTAACGCTGCTCGGTTCCATCCACGAACCGCACCACCTGGTTCTGGAACTTGACGGCTTTGGCCGCCGGATACTGCGTGACCGCACTGGTTTTAAGAGATGGGAATGATGCCATGTCACAGATCGCTGATTACATCGTTGATCGAGCTCATGTTCAACATCGCGCTGCGCACTGCCTGCGCGATATCGGCGCTGCGGTCCAGAATAGACTGCGCATCCATCGCCTGAATGTTTAGCGTCATTTGGGGCATGGCTGTTGCGCCCTGTTCAGCGCTGCTTCCAGTCCCACCGATTGAAGAACCGCTAGCCACGGAAGGACTCGCCGCAGTCGAGGTCGGCAACGCCGTATCGGCCAGCCGCGGCATCCCCAACTGGTCGTAGTCCGCCGCCGCCAGTCCGTTCGCCGTATCCGCGCTTACAAAGTCGATGGAAGTGGGCTTCTGGTACTTCTCGAGCTGCGGCGGAGCGGTGCTGCCTCCGCCGAACAATTCCATCAGGCCGCTCACCAGCGGGACAATCCCAAGCCCGCCTTCCAGAAACGTCGTCAGCGCCGATTCGATCGTGCTCCCAGTCCCGCCTGTGCCCTGTTCGCTTTCGGCGCCGCCTTCGGTGCTTGTGCCCACCGGCGTCGCTTCGTAACCGTCTGCGCCGCTGCTCGCCGGCCCGAGTGCCGCCCCCGAAGCGGCGGCCGGAGTCTCCGGAACATCGGTTCCGGCCGCTTCCCTAAAGAACCTAAGAAGCTGCTCTTGCGTCGTGCTGCTCATACTTGATTTCCGCCGCGAGTTCCTTTTCCAGAATGGCGAACGCTTCCACCTGCCGCGCCGTGAGGTGCTCTTCGTTCATCAGTCCCAACCGCCTTCTTATGAAAAACTCCTCCACCATCGTTTGGCTTTCCGCGGTGACCGATGACTTAGGACAGGCCCCCAGTCTCACCCCTCTGCGCGCCCACACTGAGGGCCCGCCCTCGTCGCGCAACGCCGGCAGCCAGCCGCACCTGCGCTTCGTTTCCAGACCGGACTTTCGGCATGCGTCGCACCTCCACCCGGCCTGGTTGGAAAATTGAAAATGGAAGGCGACAATCAGTTTTTTCGTTCGGCCCCGTTCAGTCCTGTCTCGGCTTTGACGGCCGCCAGCGCCTCCCGAAATAGGTCTTCGGGTCCGCTTTCCGCCAACGCCGCCGGAGTTGCCGCGGCCCCATCCACTTCCAGTCCGGTGACTCCCACCAAACCCCACATCAGGTACAGCCGATTGACTTCCACCTGAACCAGCGTCGAGTCCATTTTCTCGCCCGGCTTTTGACCCGCCTCGAGGAACTCCATGCGCCGCGCCAGTTCCCGAACCTGCCGCATCAGTTCCACGCGCCTCGCAAAAGACATTCGCGCAATGCGGAACCTCACCCCCGGCGCTATCTTCGATTCCACATCCTTCACGCTCTCGTATGTCATGCCTATCCAAACGCAACCGCGATTTCGTTGTCCACCGTGCCTTGTGCCCGCGATGGCTTGAACACCCATTGCAACCGGTTCGCGCTGTCGTCGAATTGCGGCACCTCCGGAATCACGCTCTGCAGGTAAACGCCCATCGCCTGGCCCTGCGATTGGCCGAGTTGGAACATCACGCTGATCGGCGTCTGCTGCCGCGCCGCCTGGTACAGCGCCGGTGTTGCGCTGTCCGTCTGGCTATAAAGTCCGATCGATGCCTGCACGGTTCTTTGCCCCGGTGAGATCGCTTGCGGAAGGCTGAAACCGAATTCCCGCGAGCGGGTGTCTAACCCGTTCTTCAGCACCACTGACGCTTCCGTCACCGTGAAGAATTGCGCTGGTGTGGTCCCCAGCCACGCCTCGCCCAGGTTACCCGGCACGATTGAATAGTCGAATGCGCCGATCCCCGGCTCCACCGGATAACTTGTCAAATTGCCCTGCCCCGCCGTGAAGCTCGCGCTGTCCAGCACGTCCTGCGCCACGCCGCTAAACTGAAACTGGTGAAAATCGCCGTCGATTTGGATCTCCATCTGATCCACCGCGGCGCCGCTCAGGATTCTCTGCACCGCGCTCGCCGGATCCCAGTAATCGAAGACGCTGGCGCTCGGTAGCTCCGTCGCTGGCAAGTAGGTCACTGCCGGTCCGATCGTGGTTCCGCTCGCTGCCGCCGCGGTGAACGGCGCATTGATCTGTACCGTGTTGGCATCCACAATCACCGTCACAAACCGTATCTCGCCTCCGCTGGAGATCGCTTGGTTTAGGTTCAATCCGTGAGGCGCCGCAAAAGCCAGCGTCTTATTCGAGTACGATGCGACCGTCGCGCCATTGAAGAGCAGTGGCGCTGCGCCCAACGCCGCCTGAAACAACGGCCCGTACGCAGGCCCGCCCGCTGCGGATTGCCAGCTCGTCATGTATGTCTGTAATTCGAAATTCGTCCGCAGCCGGCCGCCCGCCGGCAGGCCGGGAAACGTCCGGCTTCCCGTCTTGTCTTTCCGGGTGGTGACCTCGCGTTGCTGTTGCACGGTCAACTTGAGCGCCGGTATCCGGTTGCTTGCCGCGATTGCCGCCACGCTGCCATACGCGCTTTCCAGCGCCGCGTAGAACCGGTTTGCGTTTGAGGAAATGTAAGAGGCCATCTTAGTTAATGCTCACTCCAATCTCGAATGTCACCTTGGCGGTTTGCACGAAGTGGATCCCCCCGCTCTTGACGGCTCCGAACGTAACCTGGTATCCGCCCGCATAATACATACCGCCACCCCAGTCTCCGCGGTTGGCGTCCAGTGTCTGCATTACCGCACTCGTGTATATCTCGACCGTATCTTGCAACCCTTGCAACCGGTCTTGCGAATGCCGTACTTCAATCGCCATCTGGGAAATCCCCGAAAACGTCCGGAACTTCTCCACCAGTTGGTTCACAATCTTTTCGCAGTAGACGTTGACTGCCGGGTAGGTCACTGCGGTCGCGCGCTCCGCCAGTTCGAGCCCCACATTCTCGGGCCTAATCTGCGCCGTCCCCAGCGGCGCCACCGCTGTCTCGCCGCTCACCGCCAGCGCCTCCAAGTTGAGATTCACGCCGCTCGGCCCGGTCAGCAACTGTACGATCTTAGCGGTTACCGCGTTTCCTATCGTCGTCGGCATCAGCCCCTCTGTAAGATTCGCGTCAGCGCCTGCACATAGCTCGGAGCTTGTCCGTTCCCGGGCTTGCGTCCCGTCCCGCTGATCCACACCGGCTGCACCCACGCCGTCCCAACTGCGAGCGGCGTACTGTTCTGCATCGTCATGCTGTCCGGATCCATGCCGACGTACACGTTCCATCCGATAGCGTTTGCCGGCGGCGGATCGAGCGTCGCCGAAAACGAACTGGATGCTGTCGTAATCGCCGTTGGCATCGCGCTCGCCCCTTCCTCGTTCACCCGGTTTACCCAGGCCGCCGTCACATAATAGACGTTGTCCGGCAAACTCCCAGGCGCCGCCGCCAACACGGCCGTCACCGCCCGCGGCACTGGTATCGATGCCATCCCGGCGCCAGCCTCCAGCAGCCGCTCGCGATTCGCCACAGCCATCTGCTGGAATTGATCGCGCTTGCCCATGTACCGGTCGTTCAGTTGGCTGTTGTACGCGTCGCTGTAAACCAGATCCAGGCTTCTGTACGCGAACCACAGCTTGAGCGCCGGTGTCACCACCACGTTTTCCAGGCTCGGCTTCACCACCGCCCACATCGGGCGATCCGCCGGGCTCATCCTCTTCAGCAGCGCCTCGAGGTCTAGACCGATTTCTTCGTGGGCCAGTTCCAGCTTGCGCGTCACATCGATCCCCTCGGCGCTGGCCACACTCGTCAACTGCGAGTCCAGTCCGGCTAACTGCTCGATGCTGGCGGGAGGTCCGTCCGTGAATAGTGCCATGCCCTTACGCCTGGCTCTTGGCGCGCTTCCCCGCGTCCTGGATCCGGTTCCATTCCGTCACTGGCAGGAATGTCAGTTGCACCTTGCTCGCCGCCAGGGCCTCGTCCGCCGCCTGCTTGGCTTTGGCTCGCGCCTCGCGAAACGACGCTGCGTCCGCTTCCGTCGCCAGCCGCGCCGCGCCTTCCACAATTAACTTCGCCGCAATGGCTGGCGTCGCTTCGGTCAGCCTGCCGGCAAACCCTCCATCCGGCGTCTCACAGCTCTCGATCACTGGAAATGGGTCCGTGATCTTCGCTTGCGTGTCCCGTATCTTCTGGTAGTACAGTCTCAGATCCATCCCGTTCTCCTCGCATCTCGTCGCGGGCCGGCCGCCAGCTCACCCGGCCGCCAGCCCGCTTCGCGGCTCCGTCTCGTTAGGTGTTCACCTGCACGCCGCATGCGTTGCGCAGCACGCCGCATCCGTACAGCACATCCACCGTGAATTGCTGCGCCAGCGTATTCGGCTGGTAGCTCATCACTACCCGCATGCCGAAGTTGCCCAGCTCGGCATACTCCGCAATCGCTCCCGTTCCCGGAAGAGGTTGCGGCAGCCGCCGAACCACCAGGCCGATCGCGTCCCGCGTGAACGCCAGGTTGTGCGTGTTCACCGTGCCGCTCCCCGTCTTCTGCACGAATTGCGAACGGAAAATGTAGAAGTCCTTGTACTTGCCGATCGTCCCGTCGATCAATGCCGCGAGGCCCGCCGCACCCGCCGTCTGGAATTCCTCGAACAGCGGAATCTGCCGCCAAGCCGAGTAGGCTGCCGAGTCCACCACGATGTACTTCTGCTCGCTCGGCGGTATCTTCGCCAGGAACAGAGCCGTCTCCGCCGCGTCGACTGTGGCTTCCGTCAGCGGCGAACCCGCCGTTCCTACCGCCGTCGAGAAGCCCGGGTACAGGCTCAGCAGGCTGGTTTCGATGCTCTGCGCGATCGCCGCTACCGCCGGCTGCATGTAGATCTTCAGCAGGTCCGGTACCGCCAGCACTTTGGTCACATCCGGTATCTGGAAGGTCGCTTCCATGTGCGTGTTCAGCACAATCGGCGCACTGGTGAGCGGCGGATTCTGCGGCGTCACCGAACCCTGGGCCGCGAGGTTATTGGCTACCAGCGTCGGCGGTAACAGCACGTTCACCGTATCGCCGGCGTTTGCCAGCACTGGTTCGTAATCGCGATTCACCAGGTTGCCCATCACCAGATTCCCTACCAGCACCGGCAAAGCATCCGCCGCCACCAGCTTTACAATCGCGCTTGCGACGTTAGTTGTTGTAATTGCTCCCATTCTTTCTCCTTGGTTTGTACTTGCCGGCCCTGCCAGCCGGGCTTGTCACTACAGACCCTTTAGGGTCTGCGACGCCACGCGCACGATTTCCTCTCGTACCCGCCGCATATCTTCCGCGCTCATGCCCGGCCGGATTCGGTCGATCGTCACCGCTTCGCTTCCGCCTGCCGGACTCTTCAGCATCCCCGCCATTCCGCTCCCTCCGGGAATGCGCGCCGGCAGAAACTCCGGATTCTCTTTCACGAACGCCGCCAGATACTCGCGTACCGGCAGTTCGCCGCTCTCGCTCCGCGCCACCAGCCGCCCGTCCTCGCTCCGCACGATCTCGTCCTGCACCGCCTTGAAGGCCAGGTCCACCTTCGTCACGCCCAGCCGTTGCAGTTCCGACCGCACCGCCGATGCCCGCTCCGCCTCCTCCGCTATCTTCCGGCTGCGTTTGTTTTCCTCCACCAGCTCGTTCACGCGGCGCTCCAGTTGTTCCCGTCGCCGCCGCTCCTCCTGCAACTCCGCCTTGTGCGCTGGCTCTGCCTTGGCTTGCTCGTTGTTCGCAAATTCCTGGATCGCCTGCCGCACGATTGTCTGCACGTCGATTCCTTCCATGCGCCCCTCTCCCAGAACTCCTTCGCCACCCGCTCCCACCGCGCCATCCTCGTGCAACCCAGCAAGATCTTTCTCCTCTTCCATCGCCTACTCCCCCGCCCCATCGATCTCTTCCGCCACCCGGCTCTTCACTTCCTGTCTTGCGTCCGCCAGGTATTGGAACGCCAGCCGCTTGTAGATCTGCTTGGTGAGCGTAGGTGAGTGGATACCCAGGTTCAGCAGCTTCTGCGCGTCATCCAGCTCCGTGCCGAAATCGTCGATGTCGAACTCATCCATCCCCGCCACGTCGATCGAGACTTCGTCCTGCCGCGCCCCCGCCACCGCCCACAGCACCTGCTTCATGCTCTCCCGCACCGTGGTTCCATAAGTCCCCAACACCTCGGCGGTCGTCGCGAAGTCCAGTTGTTTGCCCAGCGCCGACTGATTGGCCGAGCTCGACGCCCCTCCCATCGCCTGGTTGTTCAGGTAACACACCCGGTAAATCTCATCCTTCATCTGCACCAGGTTGTCCGCCGCGATCTGGTAAACCTTCCCCTCCGGCTCCGTCCACCCAAACCTGTCCTCCGGTCCAAGTTGGATGTAATAGGATTCGCCCACCATCTGGTTCCTCTCCCGTTCCGAATACACCACCGGCATCGCGAATAGCCCCATCGTCAGCGCCCACCCCAACGCGTTCGATTTGTTGAAGTGCTCCAGTTGCAACAGCGCGGCTCGGTTCATCAGCCATAACCCCTCCGTCACCCGCATCCGGAATAGCGGCACCCGGCCCAGCGAAGCCAACGCGTGCCGCCCTACGTCGATCTGCTCAATCGGCTTCCCTTCGCCCGCTTGCCGGTAGACCTGGAAATTCTCCCGGTCGTAGTAGATCCAGCGCGTCTCCTGCTCCCACCTCGCGTCTGTCACCTTCGATTGCTGAAGACACGACGTTCGGATCACCGCCCAGTCCATCCCCCCGTTCGGGTCGTAGTTCCAGTTGATGATTTCGTCCGCGCCGTAGTCCGTCAGGTATGCCCGCGACGTCCCCGCGGCGTCTTCTTCCGCCCGCGTCAGCGCCGGCCCCGTCGCGCGCGGAAAGTCCACCACCAGGTAACTCGTGCCGCATACCAGCGCTTCCACGAATCGCTTGCGGAAGAACTCGCTCAGGCTGGTGCCCTTCAGGTCGCAATCGTTCGCCAGCAGGCTGTAGAAGTCCTTCGCCCCGGCGTCGGTACCTTCCAGCATCAGCGCCGGCTCGCGGTGCATCAGCGTCGCCGCGTACCAGTCCACGATCGAGCCGATGTAGTTTTGATAGAACACCCGGTTCAGCCGCTCCTGGTAAACCTCGCCTGGCTCTTTGTGCCGCCGCAACAGGTATTCCGCGGCGTGCGCCCGCAACTGCTCGCCGCCCAGGTAAAGGTCCTTGTAGCGTCTCCACGTCGCCTTTCGCGCCGTGTATTCCGGATGTTCCCGGTTGATCGTCTGCATTAAAACAATCGCTCCCGCCGCTCCCCGATTCTCGGGAGCATTCTGCACTCCTGCCACAGCAGGTACCCCAACGCGTCCGATAAGTGCGTCCTCATTCGGTCCCTGTCTTTATCGATTGCATTCGAATCGGCCTTGTAAGTCACCTGCTCCAGATCCTTGATCAGTTCCTTGCACCGCGGGTCCACCAGCAGCCCGACTTCTCCCGCCGCCGATCGTAACTTCGCATTCGTCAAGTTGATCCGTTCCCGCACGCTCGGGTTCGCCCTCGGTACACGGTATTGAAGCGTCATCCCCGAGTGCGCCTGAAAATACTCGCGGATCATTTCGTAGTCCGTCGCCCCCGTCGTTTGCCGCTGGTTTCCCGACGCGTCTCCGTAAATATGAACGCCCGCCCAGTGTTCCGGATACCGTTTCAGGAATTCCTCGCTGGCTTCCATCGTCGTCCCGTTTCGCACCACAATCTCATCCAGTACCAGCACTTTGCCGCTCGCCACCTGCACCACCAGCGAACTCATCGGGTCCACGTTGAAGTCCAATGCCCACAGCAGTGGCAGCCTCTGGTCCCGGTTCACATCCTTCACGTTCTCGACCCGCGAAAACGCGCTGTAGACCGTGCCTCCGCTCAGGCTCAGGTACGCGCCCAGCACTTCCTGCCGGAAGAATCGCTCGTCGTAGCTCTCCTGCAGCCGGTCGTAGAAATCCGGCACTCTCGCCAGCAAAAACCGGTTTTCGTAAGGTTGCGCCACCACAACCTCGTACCCCTTGCTGGGTCCCTCCACGAATTTCCGGAACACCCAGTCGTACCCCTTCGGCGTCCAAACAGCGAAGCCGCACAGCCGCTGCGCTTTCGGGTCCCGCAAGCGGCCCTCCAGCCGCAGCCACGCCGCCTCCGGTGTGTAGGTCAGCTCATCCAGTCCGAACCACGCCAGGTTGGTCCCGCGCAACCGTTCGAACTCATCCACCGGCCGGAACACAATTCGCGATCCCGTGTCCTTCATCCGCAGCGTGTTCTCCGCCTTGTTGTGCTCGTACGGAATCCGGTTGCTATCCAATATCTCGAACAGCGTCGCCTGCGTCGCGTCTCGTAACATCTGGTAGGTCGGCGCCCCCAACAGTCCCATCCGTCTCGGATTCAAGTAACTCAGCCGGATCGCTTCCTGGCAAAGCGCCTGGCTTTTGCCGCTCCCGATCGGCCCCGAGAACCCCTTGAAACGCGCTGTCAGATCGTGAAAGGATTTCTGGGAGGGCAGTGGGTCATAGGCTATTCTCCGGAGTCGGACGTCGCTGGCTCCACCCATGTCACTTTGATCTCCTTCGCCTCGTTGGTAGCTTCCTCTAACTCCTTCTTCATCTGTACGAGTTTGATGTAGTCTCCCACCGATGGGCTGAAATCGGTCTCCGTGATTTTCTCCTCGAATTTGGCGATGGCTCTGGTGAGTACTGCCGAAATCTTGAGCTTCTGTTTCAGTCCCCGATAATAGCTGCAATCCCTGCAAGGCTTGGAAATCGGTTTACCGTTTTTCTTCACCTTGGTCGTCATTGTGCCCCAAAAAGAAAACGGCTCCGCGATTGACTCGCGAAGCCGCACATCCCTGTTCCCGTTTTGAATGTATCATCGGGGCGCTTGCACACCTGCCCCGAATTACTTCACAACTGATTGAAAACTCACGAAAGAAACTTTTCCCTGCATCGGTGAAGACGATTTGGCTGGTCGCCGCCCACTCAA